CGCAAGCGTATCCTAGATGAAATCGCTAGGGCCAGAGCAGACGGTGACAATGCAGCCGAACAAGCGGCCTATGACAAAATACCCGCGTACAACGCGGATCATCCTGATTGGCCTATCAACGGCAAGTCTATAGAGAAATCCATGAACAGCCGTGCTGAGACTACATCTAAAAAGTTCCAAGGCATATCCATACACCCCAAACTACGGGATACATACATGGACTTTGCGGATCAGTTTAGTGGTAAAGCTACTATGTTTTAGTAAAAAAACCCCCGCTATCGCAGTGCGAAACCTAGCCAAGCGGGGGAAGTAGAGAGGAGAACAACTGATAAGTTGTCGAGCAGGACAGTATCACGTTATTCTCCAGAGGCGTACACCTAATTTAGCATTTTCGACGCGGACTTGCATTTTTATTGTCCATTTTTTCCGCTTTTCTACATTTTTTACCTGTTGGTGTGCTTTTTCGGTATTTATGCAGGGTATAAAAGCGGAACCGCCGACTTCTAAATTGTCCCAATTAACAGTTATTTTAATCCCGTCAGGGTCTAAATCATCAATCATCAACACTTTGCGGTTCATCTAGTACTCCTTCTGAGTAGTCCACCACTATACACCGCGATGGAGGTAGGTTTAGGTGAGTACCTTTACTCAACCGCATCTGCACCTTCCTTGCGCCCATAGTCTCAGTCATGTCTTGCACAAGGTTATCAAAACTTATCTGGTGATCTGTGCAGTATTTCTTTAGCGGTTTCGGCAGCAAGTATAGTTTCTGCGTGTCTATCTCGTACCGTGCAACAAAGTGATTGCGTGGTGTGGCCTCGGGAACTGCACCGCCATAGTCTAAAGCATTGCCGTTCACAGAAGCCCGTAGATCAGCGGTGCTTTTGATCTGCAAAATATTATTGTTGTTCTCAAACACGTAGTTGTTAAGTGTCTCAGACACAGAAGAACCCACATCGCTTACTATGTTCTTACGTATAGTGACCTGCTGCACCACCCACTTAAACAACGCAGCGGTATCCCAATCTACTATACCTAACTTCTTGGCTACAACTACACCCGCCAAAATAGCCCCACACCCTGCCGACCAGAACCTATGCTCGGGTTCCAACGCCGCAGCTTTATCTATACGTGCCTGTATACCCAACACTAAAGCTGCTACTTCGTCACGGTTGTTTATAACATGCTGCACAAACTTGGTGGCAAACCATCCGTGGTTAGCTTTTATATCAGTAAATATCTTGTCGGTTATCGGCTTGATGCTTGGGTCTTTAAGAGACTTGTCTACTTTTATCTCTAACATCCTAAGCATTTCTGCGTGAGGTATTTCTTTGTTTCGGGTCAGCAATTCCCACAGGCTTATGTTAGCAGAGGTGACACCAATCAACTCCCAAGGATCACCTCTGTGCCTTTCCGTATTACCGTCACTAGACATACGGTTCTTCTGCATACCACCCGACAATTCGTACACGTATTTAGAAGCCCATTCTGGCGTTATGTTTGTCATTTCGTCAGAACTTAGCGGTAGGTTACGCATCAATTCGGCCCTGTTCATTCGGGCGTTATGCGTGTCTGCGTGATGGTTCATCAAGGCTTCGGGTCTGCCGTATATGCCCAATGCCGCCCTCATAGCCGTGGTCTTACCCACGCCTGATCCACCAAACAGATGAATACCCATACTGTTTTGTCCTGTAAAGGGCATGAGTATAGAGCCAAACCCAGAGCCTATAACAAACTGATGTAGTTGAAAATTCTCACGGTTATAAAACGCAAACATTTCTAACTGTCTAGCCTCTGATCCTTTAGGCTCAAAGGTAGAAAACAACCCTGCTGTCTTTTTAGATGGAGGGTTATATTCAACACTACCACCCAATATAAGCCTGTCTCCTAACACAAAGGCTTCCTGTTTATCGTTAGTCCACCCAAATTGTAGGTGCGCTTCGTCAGACGCTGCCGCCGACTGCAATTCGTCTATCCACTTAGTTGTGTAAGCCATTAGCTGATCCAATTTGTTGCCCCATGTGGTAATGCCGTTCATAGCCACAATTTTACGGAACTCTTCTTTTGAGGTTATCGCAGACATGGGCGCAGTAAATTCCCGCACTCCGTCCTGTGGTAAGTGCAATCTAAACACCACTACATAACCCCCCAGCGAAGCGTCGTGTAGTAACCGTGTTACGTAGAAGTCGTTGTGGTAGACTACCTCTTCTTCTACGTCCCCGTCAGCGTTCTTCTTACGTACATATACGCCGCCGTGTGCGCCTCGCACGTAGGGCTTAGGGTAAGGGGGTATCATGTGCTTGGTAGACGATGCCGAGAACGGATCATCTTCTACTTCATCCTCACCTAGGGCTTCTTTTAACCGTTCACCCAGAACCTTCGGACTTTTTATTTTACCCCAATTAGGGCAATCCATACAGATATCAGGGTTGTTATCGTCAAAGGTAGCGCACTTGTAGGCTATATCTCTAACACCTAATTCCGCAGCCTTGCCTTCTATGTAGTCCCATTTCTTATCTGTTTCCTGCTCCGAATAACCTTCGTAACCCTTAGATATTTTGTGAGCCTTGGCCCTGCTACCATCCTTACAGGCTTGCAGTACGCTAAGGACACCGCGCCATGTAGGTTCAGATACTTCGTCTTTCGCCTTTATAGCGTGTAGTATCTGAGCGCAGCCGCGCCCTGCGCGGGTCTTTTCTATAATGTCCTTAAAGACGTACTCTTTGTTGCTGTTGAGCGTGTCCCACACTGCGCTGCTATCCCTGCTCTCATGGGGGGATAATGTCGGTTCGGATCGCTCACCAAACAGGCCCATGAACTCGTCTAATATAACGGGTTCGGGTATATCAACACCATACAGTTCCACAGGTGCGGGTGGATCGGACTTGTAATTATGTGTATTAGGTACACGTAGCACTCTGGCCGCATCAGCGGTTACTACAGGATCGGCTTTAAGCCCACTGCTAGCACATATTTGCTTTACACGCTCTGCTACGGGTATCCAATCATCCACAGCTAGGGCTTCGGATAAGAACCAGTAAACATGCACACCGTTACCCGAGTTTACCATTAGCGGCTTGGGCAACTTGTACTGTTTGCAGAACTTACGCAGTGCCGATACAGCTTCGGTTTTAGATGGATAATCCTTACTAGGCCCACAGTCTAAGTCTAAGAATATAGACCTTAATTGGTGGACGTTATCTGCTTTCCTGTTTTCGGTTGTCTTAAAGGTAGCTAGTGCAAAGTACACATCGTACCCGTCAGCGTCTAAGTCTTGAGCGGCAGCTTCTACTTCATCTACTGTGTCATAAAATTTCTGTACTCTGCGGTTATCTCTGCTCCGAGCCGCAAACACACAATAGTTACCCTCACTCCCCAGAACCCTGCTTAGAAACGTTTTTATTGTCATAGCCTCTTTCCCACAAGGTCACTGCGAGACGCTACTAGGACACGTCCTAGTTAACACCCCGCAGTAAGTTATATGTTTTTACTCCCAATCAGATAGGATATCTCCCAGATCGTCACCGTCTGTGGGCGGCGGTGCTTTCTTGGTAGCCTTCTTCACAGGCTCTGGGGCTTCCTCAGAACGAGTATCAGGTGCTACATCAACGTCAGAGGGGGTATCATCAATCTCAAACCCCGAAATCATAGTGGGGGCTTCATCAACGGAAAACCCATCTTCCGCGCCAAAGGGAGAGTAATCTTCCATAGGCTTGAGGTCGATAACTTGTATGGCGCGTAGGCGCAAAGAGACACCGTGATCGCGCATACTATAAGGAACAAACGTAACCTGTAGATGTATCTTGCTGCCTGTAGTAAGCATAAAATCATCGTCTAGCTTTTTGTTCTTGGCGTCATACTGAGAAGGCTTTGTAGTAGGCTGTTCCCCATACGCGCCCTTCAGTACGGCTTTACCAATATACGTACCGTCTTCTTGCTTACTGAATACCTCCGCAGGTGCAGGTATTTTTGTGGGCCACTTAGCTTGCTTTTTCTCTTTGTAAGCCGCAGCCATAGCTTTATACAATTCCTCGGCTTGTGCCTTAGTCATGCGAAAACTGGTTTCGTACTTTGCGCCATCGTCGGATGGATCGCACGGCACAGACTTACCCCGTTCCCCTGCGGTAGGGTCATACCGATAGGTGCGATTAACTCGGGGGTACTGCGCGATAACACCACGTATAATGTGGCTCATAGAGTTGGCTTCAGCCATGTCGTTCTCCTAGGTTTTTATTTTAAGGTAGTTAAAGACCGCTCTCGTCTGAGAACGGGGATTTAGAATTGATATGGGCAGAAAGTATAGCCGTGTTTATCGCTTCTAAAGTATCTGGATGGTCAATCATACCGTCCACGTCCTGCATTTCGGCTACGTTTAAAGACCTTTTCGGCCTAAAAAATAACTTTGGTACAGGGCTATCTACATCAAAGTAGATGTTAGTGACCACAGACGCAAACCGCGTGTTGTGACTACTTAAATGCTTTGCATAGGATTGAAGAGGAGTATTACCATTCTGGGGTTTCCCAAATATAGATGTAGCAGACACTTGTAGCTGATACGCTTTATCTAGTTCACCTTCTAGTAACACCGCTATGCGTTGATGGAACCTACACGCCCTACCCATACCAGAACCAGAACCACGTATGTTTTGGGTGCAGTCCATGCACCGTACCGATTGCACATCTTCAGTAGGTACGTCTTTGTCAGGACGATCTGTGTCTGAGGACCAACAGGTAGGCGCAGTAGGGTTATCACTATCGTACACGCCTTCATAATACGAGCGAGATATTTCCGCTGCATTTACTATGACTGCATCAAGTGATGTAGCCGTATCACCATCAGGAAGCGTGAATACGTTGCCCCCTGTACTGATACGACTAAAGCGTTCCGACATTACCGTGGCCCCATTTCTTCGGGAGTAAACATTTCAAGCTGCTCCCCGTCACCATCATTATACTTCTCAGCCAACAATGCGTCTTGCAGCTTAGAAATGTTAAACCTGTAAGTGTCGTTTAACTTAATGAACGTACTGTCAGGGATACGTCCCTGTCTAAGCCACGCCCGTACTGTGGACACAGACACTTGGAAGTGCTTTGCCACATCTTCAATCTTACTCAAATCTTGGGTCATTTTTTCCTCACAGCTACGGTGTATTCCGAATCCACGTTCAACCCTTTGGGTACGAGGTCGGGGTTTTCTTCCAAGAATTGTTTTACGTTAGTCTGGTTAAGCCGCTTTTCGTAAAAGTGCGGTACGTCATGCTCCATGATAAAAGCGTTCATGCTTTCCCAATCGCTAGTCCAATACCGCTGCTTAACAGACCTGTAAAATAATCCTTCGGAAGTCCTAACACTATCCACTGCGTGTTCCTTGCAGTGAGATAGGAGAGCCTGTTTAATCTTATCTAGTTGAGCAGACAGTGTACCGTCCTGCTCCTTAAATTCTTTAGATAGTTCGGCCCGTTTCTCACGTATTTTTATATACGTTTTTGTCAACTTATCCACAGTTACAGTCATTGCATCCTCCGTCTTTTATTATTGATCTGTTGTATATATTAACAATGTGTGTCTAGTCAAGCAAATCTTTGTACAAATCAATTATTTTAGTGTGAATGTTTATACGTGCATCCAACAAACTGTATATACGTTTTTCGGCACTAGAACCTGCTAGCTGCACCACAGTGCATTTATGAGTTTGCCCTGCGCGGTGAACCCTTGCGTTAGCTTGGGCGTAGGTTTCTAGTGAAGGTGTCGGCCCCCACCACACGACTGTGTTCGCTGCGGTCAGTGTCACCCCATGTGCAGCGGCGGCGGGTTGGATAACCAAAATCTTAGGGTCATCTTCTGTTTGAAACTTTTGAAAAATCTCAGTGCGTTTGTGTACTGGTACGTCTCCACGTATTACCTCTGCGGATATCTTGTCTGCCCGTAGCTTTTCGGTAAGCAAATCTATAGTGTGTTTGAACGGCACAAACACCAAAACTTTCTTGCTGCTCTCTGCTATTACTTCTTTTAGGACGCTGTACCTGTTGGAGATATCAAACTGAACTGTCTCCTTGTCATCAGTATAAACCGCGCCACCCGATATCTGTAGTAACTTGCTCATTTGCACGGCGGCGTTCACTGCGGATATCTCTTCACCTGCTGCATTGGTAATCATTTTCTTTCGGAGTTCTTCATAGTAAAACTCTTGCTGCGTTGTTAGCTGCACCTTACGTTTCACGTACACCATGTCTGGTAAGTCCAGACACTCTTCTTTTGTAAAACGTATAGCAGGTTGTAACGCATTGAATACTGTGTCGGTTGCGGTATCCCTTACGGCCCACTTCCACATAGTAGCTTTATACATGACCATATCGCGGAACGCGCCAAAGAACCTAGGAACACCTAGCGGGTTCACCAACTTGGCTAGGCCAAAAGCATCTGTTGGAGACTGTGCGGCAGGAGTACCTGTCATTAACCACAACCACGTATCAGCTTGCAGTAGTCGGTTAAGGGCTTTCCAACGCTTAGTCTGTGCGTTCTTGTAATGCGTAGCTTCATCCACAATAATCAGATCAAAACCGCCAGAGGCTATGGCATCTTCTACAAGTTCTACACCTGCGTAGTTTATCACTACAAACTCGGCATCACCTTCTATAACTGCTTTGCGCTTAGACTTGGAGCCATAAGCAACGTCTACCCTACGGTGCATTGCAAAACTAAACATATCGTTACGCCACGCGCTATCCATAATAGATAGAGGGCATATGACCAACACACGGTTAACCTTGCCTTGATTTATAAGGTAGTCAGCCGCCCATATAGCACTAGCTGTCTTGCCTGTACCCTGTTCGTTAAAACAGAACGCACGTTTATTTAACGTGAGAAACGCTGCTGTCTTTTTCTGATGGTCAAACGGCGTGTACTGGCCTGTCCATTTGTAGCGTCTACTGATCGGAGACGGTGCCTTTATCCCTACACTACGTAGCGTATGTACCTCGTCTATG